TATTGTTTTATATTATTGATAATGCTAGGAAATGATTCCCTTGGGAGAAAATTCATAAGATGTTGAATGACTTTCCGGATCATTATTAGAATATAAAATTTACGACATAGTAGATCCGTATTAATATAGGATTACCATATGCGAGATATAATACCCCGATACTTTTAGTTTTTGTTAAAAAGGTTTTAACATAGTCTAAATTGCGACATTGGGATAGTGTGGAGCTGTTGACGTGGTGAAAGGACCTGACTCTGGAAAGACAGAACAAAACAAAACAACGCAATTATGGTTACAAACAATTTTATAAACGACGTTAGTTTTGAACTCAGAATAATTTTTTCTGACCCTGAATATGTTGAACATGACACGCTAATTAAAGTGATTGACGATATTCTCGATTGTAATTTGGATATTAAATACGAAACAAATTTTAAGTCCAAATTGATATACGATCATGAAGTAGATACCCATTCTATGTTGATAACAAAAAGGGAAACTGTATTTTACAATAGTGATGAGCATGATATTGTGAAATACAAACAATTGGATAAAACTAGATCTCAAATAATTAATAGTTTTATTTCAAAAAATGTGATTGATGATTTTGTACATACAATTACTGAATATACTCTGCGAACATATCAGATAGGAGTTTTTTCACTAATTAGTAAAACGAAATTTATAAAAAATCAAATTGAGAGACCCAGATTTCAAAGGAATTCTAGTGTGTCTCCTAATAGACATGTTAGAATGCCCGATTCAACATTTGAAGAATTGATTAAAACTCATTCTCAAATGTATCCCCTTGATTTAGGATTTACTGAATTCAAGGAAGCCTCTTCAAATATTAATACGTTAGTTAACGAATTAAGGGATAAATTTGTCCCATCTATGGTTGAAAATAGTGCTAGTTTTAAAACAGTACTTGAAGATATTAAAGAAAAAATAACCTCTGCACCAGGGGATAAATTTGAAGAAGAAGCACATCGAGCTCTTGATAGCATTTCTCAATTTTCGTTGGGAAATATAACGAAAGAAGTGTATAAAATGATTGCTTTAGTGTTATTTTTTAGTTCTTCTGTTCATTCATCTATAAATAGGAATAATGAAAGTTATTTCTTTTTGGGTATAGCAACTGTTTTAGTAGTAGTGCTTTGGATAGATGATATTAAGAATGTATTTTCACTTATCATTAATTATACCAATAATAAAGAAAAGAAGTGTGGAATTCAAAGTCAAAGTGCCGACCTAATAACCAATGCTGTTACAGGTATAATAACTACGTTGATGGGTGCTTCAGTAGGACAAGGTAATACAAAAGATATACCCAAATCCGTGTTGGCACATCTATCAACATTTGATAGATCAAAAAATGCTTTAGTAGATATATTTAAATATATTCTACAAGGCATTGTGTTGCTAGCAGAAGCCATTGGTTGTGCAGAATATATGCCAGAAGGTTTTAAATATGCTTATATAGCAGAAACAGACATTCGTGCTATTTGTACGCGAGTAGATGAATTTTCTCGTGAAATGAATCGATGCGAACTAATAGTAGATATGTCTAATTATTTGGTTTTAGATGATTTATTATCTCAAATAGAAAAACATATAATCGATATGCCTCGAACTTCTAAAAATTCAGGCTTGTTAAGTATTTTGTCGGATCAAAAGAAACTTTGTAGAGAAATAATGAAAAAGTTTGATTCTAGTTTTTCAAAAAATATTAGACAAGAACCAGTTTGCATAGTTCTTAGAGGAGGACCAGGGACTCTTAAATCTCAAGCATTACAACATATGGCTGAAGCTTTTGTTGTAAGGCGAGCTCCTGAGGAGTTACTTGATCATGTTGTTAGTAATCCATCTTATTATATGTACAATAGAACACCAGAATGTATATATTGGGATGGTTATGGACCACGTCATATTGTTACATATATAGACGATTTCGGCCAATTCAAAGATGTTGCGGGAAATCCCGATTGTGAGGCAGTAAATGTTGTTCGTATGATTAATGAATTGGAAGCTCAGTTGCATCCAGCTGAATTGTCTAAGAAGGGTAACTTACGGTTTAATTCTAAATTTGTTATATTAACTACAAATGCTCCTACGTTTGATTTTCAGAGTATTGTTAGTAATAAGGCAGTTTTGAGGAGATTTGATAGAACATTTACAGTTGTACCTAAAAGAGAATATATCCGTGATGAAGATATGGATAATGATTTGATGAACATAGGTATAGATATTAACAAACTACCAAAAGGTTGTAAAGATGTATCAAGTGTTCATCCGGATTGTCTTAATTTTTTTGAGTATAGTTATGTTACTGGTACACATACGGGAAACGTTTATTCATATGATCAAGTGGTGGAAATGGCACTTACCATTGAAGAACGTAAGAAATTATGGTACGAACAAAAGGAAAGCGAATTGAGTGACACAGTATCAAAACACTTGATTATTCGTAAAGGAATAAAACAAGTTGATGATGAATTGTTAGATTCATTTCCTCCTCCATTAGCAACTTATACAGTTGAAGACATTAAGATGATGAGTATAGATGAAGAAGAGGAATTTCATAATACTATTGATTGGTGGAGATCAGGTTCGAAAACCCAGTTCATTAAAACCAAATCTCAAATGGGAAATATTAACGAACCAGTGGATTCCATAGAGGAATCTCTTAAATTTTTTAAGAAAGCTTCTGATGATGATATTTGTATAATTGAAGATGCTATTAATGAACTAGGGAGAAGAATATATTTTGAACAAAAGTCTCCCAAGTATAAAAGATATATAGACACCTGTATAAGTGTCCTTAAAAGTAATGTACAGTTTGAGGGAATTTTAGATCACAAACTATTATTAAATATTATGATGAGTCAAAATCCGGTTAGATTTCTCGAAAGTGTTAAAACACAAGATAAAGGTTACTTAATTGAATTGTTTAGTACACCAGCTAATGAGTTTAAACAAGGCTGGAATAAGCTTAAGAGTAAACAAGTTACTAATTTCTCAAATTCGATTAGTAAATGGTTTGTGGATAGCTATAGAAGTTGTTTAACTTTCTTTCATAACACATTACTTACTTTTAAGAAGTGGTGTGTTGATCATAGAAATGTAGCTATTATTGTAGCGAGTGTTGTGGCCCTTATAGGATTTATAACGACTATTTGCACATTTTTCTTACCTAGAACAAAAACTATAGATGTTACTGCGGAAAAAGGGGATTATCACTTAAGAATGAAACCTACGGTTAGAGTGATACATACTCCCGTAGCGTCTCAAATGGGAAACGTTGCAGATAGAAGTGGTTGTGAACAGGTGGAGAGTGCAATCCATACTAATATGTATTTGATGGAATTGTTAGTTCCCGAAAGAGATTCTCAACAGTTAGGTTTCATTACTTTCCTTGAAGGAAGAATAGCTTTAATTAATAATCATTTTATTGTTTCTTTGAGAACGTTATACGATAGTAATCCTGTTTTTGGAAACTTTGTCCTTAAATTTTCTAGGTACTGTGTTAAAAGTGATAGACTTAATGAGTATTTTTATTTTGTTAGTGATTTTCTCCTGAGTTGTCAAACTACACCAGAGTTGGAAGCAAAGGATTTGCATTTGGCTTATCTTAGCAAATTTAATTTGCATGGATCTATTCTTAAATTGTTTCCAACAAAGAAAGAGTCTATTGCTTCTAAATCAACTGAGTGTAGATTACTTAATAAAGGTGGTAAACAATTTAATTCCGTTACATCGGAATTAGATCAAGGAAAGAATATAGAAGCTAATGATGAATTTGGGAACTTTGTGGTTCATGGAGCCTATGAATATAGAGGTCTTACTTCCAAAGGTGATTGTGGTTCATGGTTACAGATACTCGATAGGAATGCGAGAGCTAAAATATTTGGGATACATGTTGCTGGAGGAGATGATACCTATAAAGGTTATGCAACTCCTATTACTAGTGAAGAGCTGGAGAAAGGACTTAGTTTATTTCCTTTGAGAGTTAAATTTGAAAGACCTATTATAGCCGAATCACAGATTGGGATTGATTTTCAAGACAAATTTCCTATTATTGAAATAACTGATTTACCTAATAATATTTGTTCTAAATCTAATATAGTTAGAACGGAGTTATATGGTGCTTGGACAGAACCCAAAACTAAACCTTGTATGCTTAAACCGTTTACAAATAGTTTGGGAGAATATATAGATCCATATAGTATTGCTATAAAAAAATTTTGTAAAAAAGATATACCACTATCATTTGATATGTGGAATACAATTGGAGCATCTGAGTATGATTATCTGAATAGTGTTAGTGATAAACTTAAATATCGAACACTTTCTTTTGAAGAGGCAATACTTGGGATAGAAGGAGATCCTTTTTTTAAAGCCATAAGTCGAACCACTAGTGCGGGTTATCCATTGAATATGGATAAAACTAATAAAATGCCTGGTAAGAAACTTTGGTTTGGTAATGAGACGGAATATGATCTTAATAATGTTCATTGTAGAAGACTTAAGGTGGAGGTTATTGAATCCATAATAAAAATGAAAAGTGGTGAGAGAATAAGAGTTATATTTACAGATAATTTAAAAGACGAAACTCGACCAGTAGAAAAGGTCGAGAAAGGGAAAGGTAGAGTATTTAGTGCTTGTCCTTTAGTTTATTTTATTATTTGTAGAATGTACTTTGGTGTTTTTTGTTCGTGGTTTATGCGCAATAATATTTCTAATGGTTCTGCATTGGGAGTTAATCCTTATGGTAGTGGTTGGGGACAAATCGCTAGACGGCTCAAGAGATTTACACCTAACGGTGAAAAGGGTATTGGAGCTGGTGATTATAGTGGTTTTGATGGTTCTCAATTAACACAAATACAAGATGTTATTTTGGATATAATAAACAAGTTATGTAATGATCCAGAATCAGAATTTATGAGAAGAATGTTATGGAATGAGCTTACTAACTCAATTCATATTAGAGGTGATGTTATATACGAGTGGAGGGGTAGTTTACCAAGTGGACATCCTCTTACTCCTATAATTAATTGTATTTATAATCAATTATCTATTAGATATTGTTGGTTGAGAGCGAATAATTTTGATTATCACTCTTTATGGATGTTTCATTACTATATTTATTTAATAGTAATGGGCGATGATAATTTATTCTCTGTGCATGAAAATTTTAGGGACGTATTTAATGAGATGACAATACATATCTATATGAAAGATATTGGTCTCACGTATACTTCAGAGTTTAAGGTTGCATCAATAGTTCCTTTGAGAGAACTGGAAGAAGTTAGTTTTTTGAAGAGAAAATTTCGTTATGAACAGTTAATTGCAGATTATGTTGCTCCTTTAGAATTAGAAACTATCTTGGAAACTCCTTATTGGTTACATAAAACTATAGAAGAAAAGAAAACAACTCTTGACTTAGCACAATGGTCAGTGGATGAACTGTCATTACATGGTAAAGAAGTATTTGAAAAATGGACTCCTTTAATTTCTGAGGCTTGTCATAAGAGAATGAAGAAGACTATCGACAAAACGTATTTTCTCGAATGTAGTCAACGCGTCAATAAACAATTATATTTTTATTGACGCCAAATCTCCGAAATAGAGAATAAACTAGAGTGTGCATTATACTTAATAATGTCTTGCTATAAAAGGAGTTCTTTTATAATATTTACAAATATATGTGTTCGTCATTTTACGAACGAAAATACCATAATGAAAATAATACAACTTAATGAAAATACCACAGAAAATACTCAAACGTTACGCTTTGCGAGAGAGGAAAAATTAATATTAAAAGCAACAGCCCTAATTTATATTAGGGCACTGGCCCAATCTGGCCTTCAAGAATTAAACCCTAGAATGGGAGATTCGCAATCTACAAGTGACACTGGACTTTTAGGGGCTTTAACTACAGAAAATAATGATGCGATTAGTAGTGCAGTTACTATAGTTAATAGTAAGTCATTAACTTCACAAGAAGTGGGAGGAGCGTCTGATGGAATAGATCATGAAAGATCAATTAAAATGTTTTTAGCAACACCTATAATTCAAACTACGGGAAATTTTTCCGCAGTTGATGGTCCCACAACGTTTCCCAATATTGCTGTTGGAGATTCTTTATTTAATAATACAATATTGTACGATAAGATTAAAGGTTTCCACACTATTAGATATGATACTGTTGTCACAGTTGAATTTAATGCTAATAGGTTCCAAACAGGGCGTTATATTCTAGCGTTTGTACCAACCGGGGGACCTAATTCAGCAATCAGTTTTATTAAAGCTCATAGATTTAATTTAACTAGTATAACACAATTACCTCATGTAGAGTTCGACCTTAATTGTGATACTAAAGCACAATTACGTATTCCTTTTATTTCTTGTCAAAATTCCGTTAAAATATCTTCCGGTGTTATACCATATGGTACACCGGGAGTTTTTTTCTTATATCCTTATTATCCATTAGGTTCCACAGCAGGATCTAGTATAGCATCGTATACAATGTGGACACATTATGAAAATGTAACATTGTACAATGCAGCAATACCTCAATCTGGTATGAGAAGTCAAAGAAAGAGTAAGGATCTTATTAACTTGGAAGTCAACAAAATGGGACCAGTTTCTAAGACACTAACGATGATTACTGATGTTAGTAGTGCTTTATCAGTGGTACCGTTGCTATCTAGTATCGCTGCACCAGTATCATGGGTTACAGATGCAATGGCTAAGGCCGCAGTTACATTTGGGTGGTCGAAACCAATTTTATTACAACAACCAATGAGAACTGTGAGAGAAATAGTCCCGTTTATGAGTGTTGCAGATTCGCATAGTGTAGCTGTTCCTTTATCACTTTGTGCTAATAATCATGTATCAGTTGCTCCAGGTTTTGCTGGAACTGATAGTGATGAATTAGCTATAGATTTTCTTAAATCTATACCATCCCATTGGAAAACCATACAGTGGTTGGAATCTCAAGCATCGAGCACTACTTTATTAAGTGATTTTACTTGTCCATCAACGTTTTTAAATAATGTTACAGATGGTGTCACAACAGTTGAATCCTGGACACCTGTAGCGTTTTTGAGTAAAATATACACTTTATGGAGAGGTGGATTTAGAATTACTTTTAAAGTAGTCAAAACAGAATTTCACTCCGGGAGACTACTTTTTGCGTGGACAGCAGCATCTAGAGAAGCTGGAACCTTTCCTTCTATATCTACGACAACTTCTCCATATGTACATAAAACGATTATTGATATCAGAGAAGGAAATGAGTTTACAGTAGAAATTCCGTTTGCTGCCACTACTAATTTCTTAGCTACTACTGGTGTTGATGATTCTATCTCAGGAAGATTTTACCTAATGGTTTTAGATCCTTTGAGGGCCCCAGCAACAGTATCTAGTACTGTTAATATTCTTATAGAAATAGCTGGTGCTCCGGATCTTACTTTTGCTGCACCAGGAATGCGAAATGGTGAAGCTTTTTGTCCATATATTCCCGTAACGCAACAGTCTGGATTAGATAGAGGAGATATTTGTTCTGTATTAAGTGTTGCAATAGGAGAATCAACTCCAAATAAAACTAATCCATTATTGTATTGTGAACTTAGTACAGGGGAAGCTTGTGTATCACTGAGACAATTACTCAAGAGAGGTGGTTTCATATTGACTTCCCCAGAACCAAGTACTTTTTATTCTCAAATTTATCCATTTGTCACTATGTATATGTTTGGTACAGCTGGAGCACCAACAGGAACTCCTCTTTTGGATCCATATAATCTTTTAAGTTCTCTTTATTGCCTGAGTAGGGGCAGTATGAGAATTGCGGGATTTACATCGAATGGTAGTGTTACCTCTATACGATATAACTCATTACAGAGATTGAATATAGCAGTCACATCTATTAGTACAATGTTAGGATCCACAGGAGTAACGGCGGCTCAATGGTTTTACGATTCCATTCTTTCAGGAACACATGTTTCTTTACAAACTTTGGGTGGTTGGATAATGCAAGTTCCTCAATATACAGATGGTCATTCCAGAGCCATTGCGTCTAATTACTACTATACTGGAAGCTCCGTGACAGGACATGATCACGGTACAGATAGATCCTATATATCCAGTAGATCTATCACTACAACATATTATGCTGACTATATTTATAGATCAGTAGGAGATGACTTTAACATGGGCGGTTTCGTTTCGATACCCCCCATGTGGGAAATCTCCCGCCCTTAGGGGCACCCCCCACATTAATCTTTTTAATAGACCTTCTCGGTTCAATCGGAAAAAAGACTAGTATGACTCCCTCCGAGTTTAATGGGGGTTCATATGCATAGATTAGTTATCTATGTTTGATTTCATGCGAAAGAATTTAATAGAATATTCTTTCGTTTCTAACATCAATGTATTTAATAATAGGTGTTTAAACCTCTTTTCTTAAAAGGAAATAGAGATTTGAATTCTTTTTGTTATTATTTCGATGGCCGACTGAACTTCGGTTGTGACTCACTCTCTTTGAGTGTGGGTTCGCAAGTTTTCT